TGCACTCATATTGTGGTCAGTATCAGTAATCTTTGCTTGCATCCAAGCAGGAATATCCTTTTCCTTCTTACCGAGTTTCTTCTTAAGTGCCTTAATATTTTTCGCAGCAGCATCAAGTTGTGCTTGTGCCATCGAAACCTCATGGTCTCGTCCTTCAATAAATTGCTTATATGTCTTCATGGCACTAGTTGTAATGATATGCTGGTTTATTAGTTTTCTTTGGAAGCTTGCCACTTCTAACTTTGGTTCCAGATGTTTCTCCATAACCTTCTGGATGCTTACCTGCTTTACTATGACCAATAGTGTCAGACGTTGATTTACTACCTTTCTCAGTGTAGTGTAGTTTTGCTGGTTTGCTGCTATCTTTAGTAATCACGGATTCTTGTCCATGCTTACGACCAAGGCGACGCATTACCTTACCAAAGCGACGCTTAGACATATTATCTGGTTTGGAAGTTTGGTATGATACTTCACGACCAGTTCCTTCTCCAGAAGAATACTTATATTCCCCAACTCCTTTTTTGTGTCCAATACCATGCTTCTTGAGGTCTTTCTCAAGACCCTTACGCTTCTCGCGGTTTACCTTCTCATCATCTCCACGGTCTGCAGAGATATGACCAGTAACTTGAGTTTTGGATTTATGAACCATACGAGCAGTAGGATTGCCCTCTGCCATGAATTGAGAGAACGTTTTCATCTATCAACCAGCGATTTGAACTTCTGTGATATGGCCAGTAGCAGCACCACTACCATCTGGTTTTATAGAAAACTTGATAGAGTTTGAAAGGGTTGCAGTACCAGTAAAATCAGAATATGCGGATGAATCGAGAGCAACTGTAATTGTAGTGTTGGTGACAGCAGTAACAGCAAGATGTGCAACACCAGTATTGTATGCTGCAACTGAAGAACCAGTCAAAGTAACATAATCACCAACAACAAAAGGATGTCCAGGAGTTCCAACATCAGATGCAACACTCATTACAGTATCACTAGCACCTTTTGTAATAGCAATAATTTTTGCTTTTTTTGGGAGAAGCACACTTTATAATTTCCGATGACTCCTTTGAAATATGGAAATCGTTCCCTGCCACTGCTGTTGGATTACCACCCCAAGCAACGTGAATAGCATCATTTTTATCAGCAGTAAAACGATAGATACCACTCTGTACAATCGCAGCAGAAGACTGAGTTGCTGCACCACCTATGCAAGACACCGCAGCAATATTTTGTACAACAGTTAGAACTGACATTATGTTTACCTAATTTTCTTCTGTATTATTTATTTGTTTTTGCTGCTTTAGCAATTTTTGAAGTTCTGCAGTGCTACCAACAAACAAAGCATTGGTAACATTGTTTGGTCCCTTCTTTGGCTCATCATCAAGTTCTTTCATTTTCTTCTGCAAGTCAATCAACTTGTCTGCTACATCTCCGACGTTTTTGATAAGTTGACCAGCAACTTCATAAGCACGAGGATGGTCACTCGCTCGTGCCACATCAAGAATGCCATCTACAGCCTCCTGTCCTTTCATAACAAGATTATGTAGTTGAGCCCTAGTTATTTCATAATCTTGTTTAACATCCAATGATTCACTTTTTTTGAGAGATGGTTTTTCACTTTCATATTTCTGAACCTCCGTTGGTTCAGTTCCAAAAACATCATTCAATCCATCAAAGGTACTCATAGTTCTTCATCCACACCTGTAGTTGGGTTACGTCTCATACTATCGCTAAAATTAGTTGTCATCTCACTGAATCCAAAATCATCATCTGCATCAGCATCAATTGGGTCTGGTTCAACTGTGTATCTAACTTCTCTAGGAATAGCACCAACTTTGGTATCTGTGTAAGAATCGACAATTGCTTTAGTGATAAGAGCAGATTCTCTAACAGGACCATAAAGATAAGTTTTGCAGATAAAGGTCAAAGTGTAAATGACGGCTCTGCGTTGTGCGAAATTACCTTCATAATCATCTTCGTATGCAATGTTTTGTAGAACAACTGGGATATCTTTAATCTCAGTATCATCGTCTGTCAAACGCATCGGAAGATTGTAGTGTGGTTGAAAGAAGGGAAGAATTTGCTCAAGTATTTGCAACCCATCTTCTTGATTTTTTGAGATGATTGAAAGTTCAAATCCAAGATTATAAGGAACTGGCATGAAAGTTGTGTTAGCTGTAGCTCCACTACCAGCCTTCTTCATTGTCTGGGTTGGAGCAACTTTTCTACCAGGGTCATAATCAATACCATTAATTTCAAAAGAAATTCTTGGCAAAGTAATTTGAACTTGTTTGTTAGTTGGGTCTGCGTTTTGCTCAAGTCTAGCAAGAAACTTTTGCTTAGGACCATATGCAAGAGGAACTTTCATGACTTCATTGCCACGACGAAGTTCAATATTATTGAAAAGAGTACCAAATCCAACAACGGTTTTTCTAAAAATCTCGTTGTAAAAGTATGTTCCTAACATCTATCATATTCCGCGAATAGTACCAAACGGATTACCTTCAGCAAAATCTAAAATGTCTTCAGATTCACTTTCAATAGCATCGTTTTGGTCATAGTTTGAATTCGTATTATTTATGGTATTGTAAGTATAAGGACTCCAAACCG